ATGAACTGGAATCTTATTGTTTCCAATCACAAAGTTAAATTCAACCTGACCTGCACCATACCATTCATATTCAATAACCATCAGTTGAATGTTGTTAGGGTCAGCTACGATACCAGTTGGTCCTGTTCCGTCCAGTTTATCTACGTTCCAGTTTTCACGAGCCACGCGGGCTTCAACCACACCGCCAGCAGTATTTCTACGGCACACAACATAATATGTACCATCACCACCATCTTCGAAATATGCTCCATCATTTTCATCAAAGAGACCAAAACGACGACGAACACCCGTAGTTGGTGTCCCAAAAATAGCTGTTATCGAAACTTCGCTTTGGCGACCAGGTATGTATCTCTGAACACGTTTGGTTTGGCGAATAACTTCATCACCCGCATCAGAACCGACTTCTAATCTAACCATACCAAGATATGGTTCATGAGTTGATGATGCAGTTCCAGTTACCTTTTCATCCCAAATACGAGTATCTTTGCCTGTTTTAAATGTGCCATAGTCTGTAACTTCAAACGTGGAAACTTTACGGCGGTTTTTAGAAGTGTGCTGGACAGTATCATCATCTACAGTAACAACCTGCTTACCCCATGGATTTACTGTTGTAACAAACTCCCCATCACTATGAGCCAGAAGATTAACCTCATAAATGTCATCGTTTTTCTGGGGCCTTTGTTTACTGTCTCGACTTTTGCTATACTGTGCCATTATTGTTTTACCTTCATCTTGAATCCTAGTTTGTTACCAGCGGTATATCCTGCCCAGGCAAACTCAAACTCTGCGTCTCTAAAGTAATTACTTTGAAATGTGATGCCTGTTTTACGAACATCAACATTTACCTGGATCAAAGTAACTTGTCTGGCAATACGGATTAACGATTCTTTTATTTCTTTATCACTATTTAAAATTTTCCAGATTGATTCTCCCAGCGGTGATATAATCAAGCGGAGCTTATCTTGACCCTGCTTCACACCTTCTGTTAGATTCATATTTAGGACCTTCCAGAAAGGACCCAGTAGTTGGATCAGCTCATCGTTAGTTTTATCATCCGTAAACTTTTTAAGAGAAGCTAGATCCATATCCTTAACTTTGATACCGGTAATCTCACTAAGTTTTTGTATAGCATCTGTTTCACGGTACTTATGCAGCTGGATCATCTGCTCTTTCATCGGTAGCTCATTGACCATCTTAAAGATCTGTAAGGATGGTTCTTTATCTAAGTCTACCGTATTAGCTTTTTTGGCCCTATTTTCAATAGCGTTAATAATATTCTGAATAGTTACCTTACCGCCGCCGCCAGACTTAACAGAAATTGGGTAGTGTACGCCAAAGCGAATCCCGTATATGTCGATCAGAGGCTCATTACTAGCAGTCGGAAAAAAGGACTTTTTAAAGTTTAACTTCTTCATAGCCCAAAGAGCACTTAGAAGTTCGCCATAGTCTGCAGATACTTTAGCAAGATCTTTCGCAGAAAATGTGACTTTTACAGAAGGATTGTCATCACCTTTCATAGCTGCATATGCAAGATCCATTAGTTGATCAGCAATTTCTGCATCATATCTCTTATATAAAACCTCCTTGAGCTGACGGATCATTTCGCCTTCAGCCAATGTCTTACCGGCAAATCCTAAATTGTCAGGGCTGAGATCTTTATTATTAAAAAGTAAAGGTCCGCCTTTTGCTGCACCAATGTAATTATTTACGTATGGTATCATAGTTCCATATGGTACGTTAGAGCCTAGATCAGCAGTGGCGATCAACACATAAGTCTCAAACTTATCGGAAATAGAAGGCCCTGGATAGTCTACAATTTCTAAATTATATTTCTTAAAATATGTATCGAACTGTGATGGATCTAGAGCAAACCGAATATGATAACCCTTACGGGAAGATTCCCCCATCTTAACACCACTTAAGGTTCTCTTAAGATAGGATTTAAATTCCCTTTGGTTTTTTGTATTAATATCACGTACAGTTTTTAGCATAAGTCTCTCGTTCGTTTCTTCTATTTATATAAAAAAATGGCCGAGCTTTTGCCCGGCCCAGTTGGAGACAACTAATGAATTTTTTAATAGTCTAAGGATGCGTTCCGGTTATAGACATATACGTCTGCTGTTTCGGAAAACTTAAGAGGAAGAGATTGATGGTAACGGTAGACACCCATGCGATGCCCACGCCCTTGAAGCTTGACGTACTTACGAGTAGTCTGACCACGCTCTTTATAGAAAGCGTTAGCTTCACGAACGGCTTTGCGGATAGCTTTGATCCACTCTTGGTCGCCAGGATCTTTCAGGTTAACAGTAGCGATGTACGAATCGGTGCGGTTTTCGTTGATGATCATGTGGTGTCCTCCGTTTGATATATCTAATATAATGTATCCGAGGAGGAATGTAAACCCCCTCGGATGATTTTTTTAGAGGAATTCTTGAATTTTTTCGATGGATTCGGGAGATCCGGAGACGGTGATTTCTGGATTTCCGCCGCCGGGTCCAAAGGTAATGTAAGATTCAAGTTTCAGATTGTGTTCGTCGAGAAGTTTGAAGAAGTCTTGAATAGGGCAGTCCCAAGCGCAATCGAAGGTGTAAGTCATGATGTAGTCTCCTTTGTTACTTAACCTTTATACGCTAAAAAAAGGGGTTGTAAACCCCCTTTTTCATTTTATTTAAATTTTTTGGAGATATTGGTAGCGGATGTATCTCCTTATCAACACAACCTCATATACTAAAAAAGAGGAGCTGTAAACTCCCCTTTTTCATCTTTATTAAAAGAATTATACACCTAGAATTCTTGCTACTTCATGTTTGTTATCATTTGGAAGTGATTTGCCTGACATAATATGCTCTACAATTTGTTCAAAGTAAAATGCAGCATCTCCATGGCCATTTTCATCCAAGACAGCGGCACAATCTCTAAAGAACAGCTTGAGCTTCATATCTGCCATGCCATCACCAAGAGCTGCTCGGTGAGATTTACCTGTACGCTGATTCATTCCAACCATTCCTTTCTAGCATATTCAAAAAGCTTTCGAATTGATCTTCGTTAAGCTCTAGTTTCTTACCAGGAATAGTTCCATTTGAATATTCCTGAACTCGGCCGCCGTACATATGTTTCGATACATAGTAGACATGATCTTGATTTGGGTGTGTATATTTCATAATATATCCATAGTATCATAAAGGAGGGGAGCTGTAAACTCCCCTCTAAGTTTTAAGCCGCTAGAGCGTATTCTACAGCCTTTTCTGCAGCTTTGATTTTGCGGAGTTGGTTAGACCCAAACCACTGGCTATGGAGGCGGTTATCAGCATTACGACCTTGAAGGTGATCAGTTACATATGTAACCGAGTTAAATGCTTGCCACCATGAACCTTCGGCAAACTCTGCACCTGGCTGTGTTTCGAGAACGCTATATGCCTGCTTTGCCATGCGAGAGATAGTATCAGCGTTTACTTCCTCTTGCTTTGTTTGACCAGATGTAAGTGGGAACACTTCATTGTAATACTGCATCAGAGAGTCAACAGAAAATCGCTTTTGTCCGAGGAACTGAGCCAGTTCTTTGTACTTAGCAAATTTCTCATGAGCAATACCCATAGTAGCCTTGACAGTATCAGCATCAAACGCAGTGCGGTGACCAACTTTTACGGCACGTTGTGCTTGTGAGTTAAGAGCAAATGTCAGAGTATTGTTGCATACTACTCGAATTGGCGTAAAACGGATATCGATTGACTTGCCATAAACATGTGGATTGCTAAAAAGCATATATGAGTCAACTTGATCTCCACCAAAGAGGTCAAATGATTCTTTTACTTTAGCAAGAGCCCAAACATAGTTACCGCCTTTAAGCGATCCTGCGGTATGCATTTCCATATCACCCGCAAGAACGTACTCATTGAAAAATTCAAAAGCTTGTTCATTTTGAACAGGGTTCCAGTTTTCACCGACGTTGGTCAGGATTTTACCGTCAGTTTCACGCACAAGCGACTTCTGACCAGTTTTACGCTTTTCACCATTATACTCGATGAAAGACTCAACTTCCTGAACGCGCCAGTCAACACCGGCAGCTTTCATCATCTGACCTGGAGTCAGATCATTCGAAACCAAAGTACCAAGACCGTGCCAAGGTACATCACCAACATAAGCCATTTGAGCTTTACCGTCAACAAATTCAAGTTCATGTGCCATAATATATTCTCCTTATACCAGTTCGAAGCACTCACGTGCCACCATATTGAATTCACGCTTGGAGCATTCCGAAAAGTCCAAACCCCAGCATTCCATTTCGTACTGAACTTTTGCAGCAGTTTCAAGGTCAATCTTAAGAAGTTCTGCGATTTGACGAGTGTACATGTTCATAGTGTTTGTCTCCATTTCATATGATTACAATACGCCATATGAAATCATTTGTAAACAGTTAAATGTGCTTTTTGTAAAAAATATTTTGTTCTTTTTCACGATCATCCAGTTCATAATGACTTCTATATTGGTTGTTTGCCCTGATGACTTCACCTAAAATGCTGAGGTTATCAAACCCAAAATCCCAGATTGCATATGTGTCTTTTGGGAAACAACTTCCACCGTAACCTTTTTTCCCATCAAATCCAGGTACTTTAGTATGTGAAGGGCCAATCCGCGGGTCTTTAGCTATAGCACTAGCCACTACATTGTATCTTCCACCGATTGATTCTACCATATCTTTCCATTGATTGAACCATACAACTTTAGAAGCTAGAAATGAGTTAATGCCATATTTTACGAGACTTGCTTCTGCAGGTGTCATGAAATATGCTTTAGCGGGATTACAATTTGAGTTATAATTATAAAGGTTTTCAACTTTCTTACATACTTCAATATCTCCACCCAGAATATGGAATTCAGGATTCAAAAACTCATCATAGGAATTACGTTCAGTCAAAAATTCTGGGTTATATACAAAACGCTTATATCTGGTAAACTCTTCAGCCAGATCAGGCGTAATAGTCGATTTAATTACTACCATACCACTTGGAAATTGTTCAAGCTTTAGAATTACTTCCCTAATGATGTTGGCATCAATCCCGGAGGAATCATTCCCCATTGGGGTAGGCACACATACAAAAGTAACATCTGGGACATATGCTTCCAAATCATCCATATCGTGAAAGCCTTTATAAGGATCCACGATCATAATATCGTTAGATGTGTTTTTAAACCCAAACTCTACAGCTTTACCTACAAACCCATAACCAATAATTGCAATCTTAGTTAGCTTATTCATTAATGTTTGCCTTCGCTAAAATTACTTACAAGTCTATCACCAGACACGGCTCGACGTTTTACTTCATTAACTGAAATTCCATATTTTTTAGAAACAGATTCATAGATCAATTCGATAGCGTCTTTAGTTGTCATAATATATTCCTCAGATATAAAATTTGCTTTGATCGATTACGTTATCAAAATGATAACCAAAAATAGCTACTCTACGTGGAATTTCACCGGTCACTACGCGATGGTTCCAACCGGTATTAATAAACCAAAGATCGCCTATTTCCATTTGAAAACTATGAATAGTTCCATCTCGTCCTCTAAACTCAAATACTGAATCGTTTTCATTCAAGCAAATTTGGGCTCTACACATATAGCTTGTACAGCTATCGATATGCCAATTTAGTTGATGCGCATTACTCATTTCACTCATTCTGAAACGATAAATGTTTGTGAAATATGATTCTAGAAATTGTTTAGCTTTTACTTCTTTAGTCCAATATGTATAACGATATTCATCAACATCGACTCCAATCTCTTCAGGAGGTTTTGTTTGAACTAACAGCTGACGATATCCGCTCGTATCAAAAACTTGCTTATAGTCGATAGCTTGACTAATTCCATATACATCCCCACCGATATCGTTTTGGGGTTCTGCATCTAGAATTTCGTTAAGTTCATCGACCATGAACTGAGGAACTTTACCGAGCTTCTCAAAGAATTTGAGTTGGTGACGTTTTGGCCCAGTTCCACCTACCCTCATTCTTTTGGTAGTTTCGATGAGGTATTTCTTATCCATGTAAAATCCTATACGTTTCAATTTCCATTTTACTCAGCTTTGGCTGCTTACCATTATATACTATATTTTGATAACAATCCGGATCGCAAACCGGTTCACATGTTTGGAACATACCATCAGGCACAACCCATCTTAAGCCACTCCTATATTCTATCTTGTTTTTGAACCTTTGTATACTGTTTTTTCTCTTTAATCCTTGCATAGAGACAAAAACTGTATCCCATTGTTTAAGATAATCCATTTGAGCAAGTGCTAGGTGCTGTGATGGGCTAAATACCATATCGTTTTTAGGATGAGTGAATCTGCGATAATCCCTGTAAATATAAGTTCTAGTGCAGATCCTATAGCAACCTTCGTAGTATTTTTGAATAGTAGCAAATGCAACGGGTCTATCTTCATCATATAAGAAAAACCAATCTAAAAACTTATTATCTTTATAAGTATTTGGAAGGTTATCGAACCAATCAGAGTTTTTCTTATCATATATGTAAGACTCGTTCTTTAAACGAGCTAACTCTTTTATAAAGTTATCTTCTCCGTATTCCTTAAGTGTTATTACTTTCGGATCAATCGAATAAACCAAGCCGCTGGGTCCCATTCGTACCACCTCTTTCCAATTTGCCAATCCATTGGCTTTGCATGATGATTAGCGTGCCATCCTTCACCGCCAGTCAAAATGTTAGCTATCCAAGAATTAGAAACATTTTCATGTCGGTGGCACAATGTATTTAGCAATCCAAATCCTATATAACCATAAACCATAGGTGCAATTAATAACACTAGAAACCATTCAAATGGCAGAAAGGTGAGGCCAAATAAGAATGTGCAGAAACGAATATCTCTATGATTTTTATGAAACCACATTACTCGTTTGTTTTTGAGTAAGTCAGTTACGTGTCTTGGACGAATAGCCGGAACTTTAAACGTAGAAGTCAATACTCTCCAAACGGGTTGATACTTGGGCGAGTGAGGGTCTTTTTCAGTATCCGAGTGATTATGATGCAGCCTATGTACACCAACCCAACCAAGTACCGAGCCAGAGCCTGATAATGGCCCTAAAGAAAGAACTAGATATTCATACCAGACAGGAGCTTTAAACGATCTGTGCGAAAAGTATCTATGATATCCAGCTGAAATTACCGCTGAAGATAAAAAGAACCACCAAATAAAACTACTTATCAAATAAACCATTGCAATTGCTTTCTATATAATTTGCAAACCCAATTTGACCAAGTGCGTTAGGATGGCGGTCTGATTTTGATATCCTAACATCGTCGCCATCCCCTAATATATGATCCAAGTTAAATCCACCGATCATCTTATGGAATGGGAATCCTATAATATTTTTATTATTTTTAATATCTTTGAAATATGGATTAAGCATAATATCTGAAAAAAAGCTATCTAGTTTGTAATTAATCGGATTTTTTATATTAGGTAAAAAATCCAAATTAGTGAGAAGTCCTATAGGAAATCCGGCAACACCTTGATAAAACGCGTATGGTATTTTTTTATCTTTTAATATATTTGCCAGCAAAAACATATACCTAAATGTATCATTAACTACGCTTTTTACCCATAAATCTATAGTATATTTTGGATTATAGAAAAAATCTCTATAGTCTACTTCATACTGATAAATTTCTTTATACATGGAATGATCATCACGTAAAAGATCTACAGCAGAAGCTAAGGGAAAATGTTGTATGTGGGCCATTGTCTGAAATCTATCCCAACCACTCCAGACTACCACAACTTTTTTAACATTTTTATTAACATGAAGCTCGTCTACTATAGAATCGAATATTTGCTTATTACCTATACCACTAATAGCTTTATTAATGACGGATAAATTATGCCGATCTGCAATAATTTCGGGCCACATCTTCCAACCTTTAGCTTTTTCATCAGGCAAAGATTTGTCATAACTAACAAAGTTTGGATCAGTATAAGAACACCCTGATACCAGCAGTATATCTTTTTTCATAAATAAAGATCCTTATATCTCTTAATAAATTCTTTTGAAATTAATATTTGTCCAGCAGCATTAGGGTGTCTATCACGAATAGAAATATAATATTCTTCTTTATTATATCTCATATCATCAAATGAATATCCACCGATTTCTTTCATCATTGGCCAACCGATAAAGTGTTTTTTCCTTTTGTCGACTTCGGAAAATATGGAATTGTTAGTTAAAATTTTAACCACTTCTGCTGGTGATATTGCACACTTTTCAGGCAACTGTTGATTTTCAACCTGTTTATTAATTGAAAAATAATCAAAATATATTAAACCTCCGAACATAACAAATTTGATATTACGTTTTTCACATATTTCCATAATAGCAAACATTTTTCTAATTGGATTGAGAATCATAGATTTATAGGCCTTAGTGCTTAAAAAATGATCACTTTTAAAATATTTTTGGCTTATTTTACCAACCCCAATGTCGTCCATCCACGGGAATGGATCGTAGTTTCCATTGATGGTGTTACACTCTACAATAGGATTAAGCGTAAAATTAAAAAATGGAAGTCTATCAGAAGTAGACCATAAAATAGCTACAGTATCGACCCTATCGCCGTATGTACTTAATCCTTCTAAAATTGTATCGAATATATGATCCGCGCCGGCGCCGGACTGGCCTTTATTCACGCATTCTAAACCCAATTCTTTTGCCATAAGCTCTGGCCACATTTCCCAATCTCTTTTGATTGTGGGGTCGTTTGATCTATAATGCGTATCAGTATATGAACAACCCGACGCAAGTAATATTTTTTTAGCCATTATTTTTCTCGTATCTTTTCATCAAAATACTTTTACATTATATTTTCTTTGAAATTCTATGCCATCAGCTTCATCATTGACCATAGGTTTGCCTTTGATATTTAGACTTGTATTAAGTAGCATAGGAACACCAGTCAATTCATAAAACTCTTCAATAATAGGACGAATAACAGATCCACAATCTTTCTTTACAACCTGAACCCTTGCGCTGCCATCAACATGAGTAACTGAACTATAGTCATGCTTTGCTTGTGCTACAAACTGCATATATTCGTTCATCGGTCCTTCGAAATATTCAGAAGCAAATTCTTCCAAGATTGCAGGTGCAAAGGGTCGAAAGAGTTGTCGGCGCTTAATCTGGTTAACAGTGTCTTTAATATCTCTTCGAGGGTCAGCAAGCAAGCTACGATTGCCAAGGGCGCGAGGGCCAAACTCAGCACGGCCATTAGCAACCCCGCAATAAGAATTATCAACAATATGTTGAGCAACCTCTTTAGAATTGATGTTACGTTTGATATTGTATCCAAGATACGGATTTTTCCATTTCAATTTCTTACCAAGAGCTAATGCTGCAGCACCGAGTGATGAACCAGCATCACCTGGGTTTGGCATAATCCAAATGTTCTTACCTTTAATCTTACTGTTAGCTGCACAGTTAAGCGCGCATCCACCCATATACACTAAGTTAGGATGTTTACAGTACTTATCAATGATCTTAAGTAATTCTTTTTCAAACGTAGCTTGGGCTGATGCAGCTAGGTCTTCGTTCTTTGCATTCGGCAAATAGTCGCCAATGCCTTTATGATTATTGCGATGTAGTAGTTCAGACATATCATAGATAGGTTCGCCATACGCAGCCATGCCCATAAGAATATATTCGTCTTCATTAGGTTTTAATCCGACACGTTGTGTGACCGCAGAATAAAATAGACCAAGAGAGTACGGATACTTCCAGCTTTTGATCTTTCTCATCTGCGCGTGATTATAATGATCCGTCCAAGCTTCCCATACAGAAATTGTATCCCATTCTCCAATGGAATCAATAACTAATACATTAGCTTTATCAAACGGAGATGTATGGAATCCAGCTGCAGCATGTGACTGATGGTGATAGAATGTTTTCTTTTTACACATATCAAAGCACCAATCACATTTATATGATTTTATGGCTTCTTGTCCGAATAGAACTCTTCGAGTATTCTTAAGCCAATTCTTTTCATAATATGCGTATAGATCATGATCAAAATACTGATCAGGATGAATCCTAGGGTCATTCTTAATCTTAGAATACCGCTCAGAATGACCAGCATATAAGATCTCACCTTTATCCACTAATGCAACACCTGCATCATGGAAACCTTCACTAACACCCAAAATTCTCATAGTATACTACCCATTGATAAAAGAATCTTTTATATTATACCACTATATACCCATTTGTAAACAGTTAATTGTTCAATGGGTTATCTAATGCTTCCTGTAAGACTTCTTTTATATCTTTATCAAGCTGTCTCATATCAGTATCTATACGAGTTTCCGTCTCACGCATTGTGTCACGAACATCTTTTTCTGACTCTCTAATAGTCTTTTCTACTTCTCGTATAGATGCTGTTACATCTTTTTGTACCTGATTCATTTCAGTGCGAATACCTTCAAGCGTTTGTTCAATATTATCTTGGGCATCTTTAACGCGATTTTCAGATTCGTCTACTTTATCTTCCATGCGATCTACTGCTTGTTCAAGCTTAAGTAAATCATCACGCAAGCCATCTTTAATATCGCGAGTATAGTCAATTGCTCCGTCAAGTTTTGTTTGCACTAATGCATTCTCTGCTTTAATTTTATCTATGTCGATATTCTGTACGACTTCTTTCATATCAACATAGTCTTTATAGAACTCAAAACCACCCCACAAAGCTCCACCTGCAGTAGACAGCGCCGTTAGTACAACCGCCATCTTACCACCTCGAAAAGTCATTCCGCCAAATTCAAACTCTGCCATGTTCTTTCCTTACTTAGGTTTTGAAGCTGAGCTTTTAGCATATGCTTGTGAGCCAAAGAATGCTGCCACGATACCAGCAACCGAAACAAAGTATGTTGCTGCCATATTGCCTAATATTTGACCAGCCGAGTCAAGTCCCACCATGTAAGCAAGAACAACAGCAAATGGATATAGTAATAGTCCGCCTAGAGCAAACCATGTCATGTTTCTTTGGGCATCACGCATAGCATCAGCATCTTCAAGTTCCTTTCGTTTGAACTCAAGATACATTGCTTCTTCTTCAGCAGACACATGACCGTCTCCGTTGGTGTCAGCCGGATGATATTCTTTTGCGACCTTTGTTTCCTCAGTCATTACTTCTCACCTTTCAACAGTGTCCAAGCGCCGTATGCGATCATGCCATACGCGATAAGATTAAGGGGTGCTAGGATCATAGCGATACCACATCCGATCAACACTACGCCATCCAGAGACGTTCTTTCTACTAATCTACTTTTTATCCAGTTCATTGATTCTTGCCTCCAATTCATCTATTTTCTTTGTTATCTTTGGGTATTTCTTTCTCCATGCATCTTCAGGTTGTTCTAACCAAGTTAGTCCCCAACGATCCACGAGATAATCCACTGCTCTATCGAATTGAGCATATCCCCATAACCCGATTCGTGTAGTGCTAAGATAAGCCAATACCATAGCACCAGCAATACTGCCAGCAATGCTTGTATAGATCCATAATCTGTCACTAGCCATCCTTTCTACCATATCCCAAATCATTTGTCAGCCGCCTGTACTTCCGCAGGATCAACTACACCTTCTTGCATTAGTCTGTTACGGTTTGCAAGGTGAGCAATTTCAACATCTGCTTTGTTTTGACCGTGATATGGAACAGCGTGTCCTTCTTCAATCAGCACTTTAGATACAGTAGTGTCACCGCATTTAAAGTCACCGAGCACACGACCAAACTTACCCTTCATGTCTTCACCATTCTTATCATCGAATGTGATTAGGATTGCTTCTTTTTCTAATAGCTGCTTCAATCTATTCTTTGATACAAGTCCAAAGATCTTCTCAACTTTATTTGACGTACGTGATTCTGGGGTGTCGATGCCAACTATTCGTACGCGCTCGTCCGTGAGCACGATACCGAACCCAAGATCAATATCCACGTCTACAGTGTCGCCGTCGACGATCTTTAAAACTTTTACTTTATACTCGTTAGGCATTATTCTTTCTCCAAGTATTTTATATAATTGGACATGCCGTGATCACGGGCGCCATCAAATGGTTGTTTATTTTTCCAAGCAGCGCGACGTCCTCTGAAACCGTCTTTGAATCTCTGCCATGATGTCATTTTACGGATGTTACCGTAGAAATTAATATATTGAAGCTCTCCATGATGTCTATAACCAAGAAAAGCAAATGGAACCTTTGGAACAATATCATTATTATTAACATGCCTGTAATGCTTGCATGTAATATTCTTAACGAACTTTTTAGTTCCCACTCTAGGTGATCCATATGTGTACAACGCATGTGGATTTAGTCGAGAAGCCGCAATAGTTGCCATTGCGCCGCCTAACGAATGTCCACAGATGTATAGTTTACGGGAACCAAGTTTGTCACCCATAACTTTTAAAACATCTTGCCATACTTTTTCTAATTCAGTTTGAAATCCGTTGTGTACCCAACCACCAACTTGGGCTCGGTCTGGGAATGCGTTGAGATCTGCTTTAATATCAGAAAACTCGCCCGGTTCTGTGCCACGGAAAGCAAGAACCATTTCAGTTTTGTTCCAGCACACATGTACCTGTGCGCAGTCAATGTCGATGAACTTATGATAGGTGTAGCCTAACTTTTTAAAATTAGGTTTGGCTTCTTTACCATCTTTATACGCAAGCTCTGCCATATGGGCAAAGTGTGCTGAGCGATCTATAGTCATGTCTAACCCTTTGTTTGGTTTCCATGATATATGTCACTATTTTAATAATTAATTTTCAAATTGTAATTCTCTAAGTTGTTTTAACTCTGCTTCGAGTTTTAAAACTTCGAGTTGTTTCTTTTTTAGTTCTAATTCATATAGTCTATTACAATCAATTCTACTCTTAACTCTTTTGCCAAGAGGTATGACAATTCTGGCATAGACTCCAACATCACCGGGCGTATCATTTCCAAAGGCTCCGCCTTGTTCAACAGTACCAGTCACGCCAAATTCCATATTAGTTGCTGACCCAATAGCATTTGAGCAATCAAGTTCTCCGGCCCTAAACTTATCAGATTGATAGTTTTGTGGCATTGAAGGTAAGCCTAAACTTATTGAACTTGAATCACCATATGCGCATGTTGCCATTAACATAAAAATAATAAAATATCTCACATTTTTGCCTCACTTTATTTTCGAACATATTTTAGAGGATACTCCTGTAGTTCGAACATTGTCCTTTTCTAATTTAGATAAGGTGCAAATATAGGTAGCATCATCTAAATCACTATTGCGGATATAAACCTCAAAGGTCTTTTTTCCTAAATACTCTAACTTTATAATCTTTTCTTCTGAAGCAAACGCAATTGGCTTCCATTCACTCGTAAACACACCAATCTCATAATATCTAACATCATCTCTTCTATTAAATAATTTCATACTTGTTACTGACACGCCTGATATATAAGACGGTTTCATAGTAGGATAAGCTGGAACCATCTCATGAGCATTTGCTGCACCAGACAGCCCCAACAATATCCCTATCACATACTTCATATTACTTTGCGATACATTCGGCTTCTACGATAGCAGTATAGTTACCGCCTGGAAGAGCCTGATTATATCCGTATTCGGCAGAGGATTCAATAGTGAACCATGTGCTACCGGCAATTGTCATATCGTATTCGGTTGTGCTATCGTATACGACTTTATTTGTTTCATATGCTGACATTAATGGATCTGTAACTTTATCTACCGCAACAGTACCAGTCCAGTTAACAACATCATTCAAAGTTGGTGATGATGAGAATGATGTCGGGTACGAGATTTTTGCGATATAGCTATCAGCTAATGAAACATCGTAGCGAATACGAGGAACAACGCCGCCATCTGCAGATGCAGTGCTTAGTTTGTCGGCGGTAGGGTTACCATATACGCCCTGAGTTTCAGTATGAACAGAACATTTAGACTGAACTGTGCCCGTAATATTAACATTTGCAAAGCTTGCAGATGCTAATAGCGAAAACGCCACTGTAAGTGTTTTTGTATTGAACATTTTAGTTCTCCGATTGTTTATCTTATTAATCATATTGTAAACGAACCATATCCCTATGCAATTGTTGACTTGCCAAATTGCTCAATGCTTTTCTGTTGTCGGGAATATCTTTATCTTCAAATGATAAAGAATCTTCGTATTTTCCTCCTTGAATAGTGACGCTATAATAAGGAGTAAATTGAATACTATTAGTTAATTGTGCCATAGCAGCTTGTTGCTGAGCTGCATCGCCGATCGATTCTGCAGCGCCTGTAATAGCTAACACCTCTTCCAACGATCTTTCTTCAGTTTCTTCTTCTTCGGTAATCACTTCTTCTTGAATTTCAGTTTCTTCAAGGTCGGTTTCTGCATTTTCTTCTAAATATCTTTGTACGAATTCATCATAATATGGATCATCATAATCAATAGTGCCTAAAAGCCCATTATCTAACAAATATTGATACATAGAATCAAAATATCCATCACAGCTTGGATCTAATAAAGGATTGTAACAAGTATCAAACTGATATGTGTATGATATATTGGCATCACTAATTGTGCCATCACCATTCACAAATATTTCCCCAGGCCCCCATCTATTACCTGGAATGTTAGTAATCATCGGATCAAATCCAACTTTAGTATTTCCGGGTAACTGATCCCAGCTATCGTTTCTCTCGTATACATAACCACCATTTATTGCGTCTTCATTACGAATAACAACAGTGGCATCAGTAGATGGATCTTTCGTTATAGTATAACGATGAAATACACCACTAACCTCTATACCAGCCTCGGGCGGTAATATATCAGCCATATTCCAACTGTAACCATTGCTAGTAGCGTTATTGGTTTGTCCGGTTATGACTTCAGAGTAGCAATAAGAGTAAGAGGCCACCAACACCAGCGGCACCTTTAAGAGTGCTTTTATCATCTTCATCCATATCTTTCAGAATAGTGCTTCGTTTTACATTTGATGGTTGTTTACCCTCATCTAGTTTCCAAGCTTCCTTAGCAGCATCGCCAATCATTCCATCATATGGGCAAGGTGTGCCAGCATCCATCATAGCATCAAAGATTCTAGAATCTTGACACATAACAGACACGGCAGCAACTTTCATGCCCATGTCATATAAAGTTTTTGCATTTTTGAGTCGTTCACAATTCATATCACGAACTGTTTTACCAGCAGAGATACCAAGAATTTGTGTTTGAACCGCGCCTGAAACACCGATCGTACATGTGTCACTATTCGATGTATTGATCGAAGGTGAAATTGCTGATGGTGGTGCAGTTTTGACAGTTGTAGTTGAATTCGAATTCGAAGTAACAGTACTATCAGTTGTGGATTCAGTAACAATTGGTTCAGCAACTGCTAAAGAGTAAGCAAGAATCAATGGCACTGCAATTAGTAATTTTTTAAACATAGCATAGTCCTATAATATAATAACATTCATATTTATGTAAAAAAAGAGCGCCACAAGGACGCTCTTTTAATTCGGATGGCGTATAGCCTATCCCTGTGCCAAAGGCAGTTATTAGAAGTTAAAGCCAACACCAACTGTTGCTGTGTCGTATTTAAAGTCTTTGTCAGCTGATACTGTACCATATACAGAAACATTAGCAGTTACGCCGTATGTTGCTTTTGCAGATACACCAGTAAAGTTTACTGTTGCGCCGTCTGTAAATGTAGCACCTGCGTGCATTTTTGGTTCAACTAGGAAACCGGCCATTGAAAGTGCTGGTCCAAATTCAAGTGCAGCTGTTTCTGTTTCAATATCATATTCAACGTCACCGGCATAGCCTAGATCAGCTGCAAATGCAGAAGTTGTAAGAGCGAATGTTGCGGCTGTTGCCAAGAGAATATTTTTCATTTTTAGTCCTATAAAATTAAAGTTGTTGCGAGTCCGTTCTGTTTCTAGGTGGTGCTCATACCCACCAGCATTATGCCGCTAGGGCGTAACCTGTAGGTGCGAAATTTTCATTTGCATTTAGTTTAATTGACCAATAACGCAGTCATCCGGTAAACTCCACTTTCACTTTCACACCTGTCGATCCTAATTTCGACCCCATCAAAAAGATACGCTCAAGAGTTTTTCTAACTTCTAAAATTTGAAGTCTCAATTCTTCATCTCTTGTGTTATGATGAAGTTCTACCAACTCTTTAGTGTGTTTCAGTTCAAACTCTAAATATTCTTTTGAATATTGTTTCATTGTGTATCCTTATGGTGGAGTCGCTGGGTACCGCCCCCAGGTCCAGAATGTGTCCACGTTGCTTCAACGTTTACAGGTTATATATTAACATAAAGGATGGATTAAGTAAACCCCTATATTATAGTTTTAATACTGTGACTTTTAAATCACTTTTTACGAAGCTTTGCTTTGATATCCTCGAGTCCGGGTTTGACGTACGGTTTGGATTCCGGTACCGGTACAGCTTCAGTGGGTTTCTTATCCCATCCATGGCTGCTTCTAAGAGCGGAGATTCTTTTCCGTATATTATTGGTTTTTTCATAGATAGATTCTACCTCTTTTTGACGCTGTTCCATCTTATTCTTGTGGTCAGTCATCCGCCACCAATTAATAGCTTTTTTAAGGATACATTTCATATTCATGACCTAAGCCGTCAAAACGATAGGCTAGAGTGTAATACAAAGCATCAATGGCTTGATACAATTGTTCTAGAGTGCCATTATTATCAATAACATAATCAGTCATCCATGGTTCTAGACTCATAGACGACTTATCTTCAGGTGGAAGATGGTCTGAGCGATCTACCCAAATAGCACAATCAATCAAGCCAGCATTCTTGATACCATGGAATTCACGTTTATTACGAAGACCTGCATAGATGTCAGAAATCTCAAAGATCTCACGGCCAATGGTAGCAGGATCGTCTTTACAGCGTGCAGCAATAAGATCATACCATTCTGATCTATGGTTACCACGATCTTCAAAACATTCTTGTACAGTCTTATAACCATATAGTGGTGCCAATACAGGAAATACAGTATGCTCTGCATTATGCATACTTGAAGATGCAAACTGCAATCCGTATTTTGATTCAAAGTATTCTGCTACAGTATCTTTACCGTGTCGAGCATGTCCGACAATCAATAGTTTCATTATTAGTCTTTCTTATAAAAAATGTGAGCGCCAATTTTAGTTACTTCAGTATAAGCATTTGCCCACGAAGGATTTACGTAGTCAGCGTGGTAAAACACTGCACCGTGTACAAAGTCATCTTCTTCATTTTTATATACCCTTTCAGCAATATCTTTGGCAATTTCCCACTGCTCGGTTTCTTTTGGAGTATGGTCTTTAATCGTATGGGTCCAGCTAAATTGCTTACGCTGATATACTACTTTACATACATTATTTGGCCAGCTTTTATGCGCTACACGGTTCATCGTAACCTGTGCAACTGCGATTTGGCCAGCAATTGGTTCACCACGTGCTTCGTGGTAGATGTTAAGCGCGAGGCAGGTTTTATCCTTTACTGCCTTGGCCTTTGCTTCTTCTGATGTACAGCCTATAATAAAACCAACTACTATAGCTACTGTCATCATAAATGATAGTGCGTTAGTGATTTTCATTGTTCTGCCTCATTAATTATTACATTATTACAACTGTTATACCATATATGAAAAGGAGTGTAAACAACTATTTTCGCTTAATCTAGTTTTTTTATGCCAAGGGCCCAGTTCTCTGCAGCATCCTCGACATACCGCAAAGATTTGTTAGGGAAATCCTCTGTAAAAAACATTCTACCGTTATCATCAAAGTACTTGATATAGGTCATTTCTTCTTTTAAATCCATATGGACTTCACAATGACCTCGGCCAGGAGGATCAGCATAATACGTTGAGATTTTTCTATTCATCATGTACAAATTCCTCTACCATTGGGAAGATCTTAGCGATTGCCTTAGCAACTTCACGCGCAACTTCAATGTGTTCTTTCTGTGTTCCGTTACCTGAGCGTAGTTCAATGTAATGAACCCAAGAACGAAGTGTTCCATTCATATACACCTTGCTTACAGTATTGCCTTCAGGAAGAACACAACGTGCCTGTTCTTTTGCAATACCATTCATAATTGCCCATTGATACGCTAGTTTTGCTTCATGAATAATCTGGGTTTGTTTCATTACCCAAGCTTTTTGCAATTCAAGATCGTCACTTTCAATACTATTCTGACGATTCTTCGGATCTTGTAGACGCGCTTCTCTTAGAACAAAGGAAACATCAAGGTCGTTAGGATCGGCGTAGCGCTGGCTAAATTCCTGAAAGTAGAAGCTTCTGTGTCGGAGGATTTGCCGCGCGATGTCCCGCGTTGTGTCGATCCCGATTGTGGCGTTGCACATTTCGAGTGGTGACCAGTGTTTGTGCTTGACGAGATATCGGACAAGTCTTTCTCCGGTGTCTTTGTTGAACTGGTTAGCTGGGTTAGATACTCTGGCACAGTAGGCAATAAGCTCGAGTGCGTCATTGAAGTGCTCCTTAAATTCTTCTGCTGGTGCTGGTTGCACAACCAAATAGGCTTTCATAGCCTCATTTGCAAATTTCATATTATTCTCCCAGCGAAAGAAGAGGATTACGAGCGCCTTTCATTTCAGACCCGCCTTGAATGTATTTCACATAGGCCTTACCGCTAACTTTATATTTAATAAACCTACGATTGGTTTCCTCTTTGTTAGGATTTTCGAGGGTAATAGTAATATCTTTACCCTTTGCAAGTGCATCGAGCTTCCGAAGCATTTTGTCTGCGTTTGTTACGCCTTGACTGCCGTATCCAATGGATGAACGACGCTCACCCTTTGATACGTTGCCAGTGCTCTGTCTTTTCTTTCCCATAATATTCTCCTAGAATTTAAAGTCTTCAAATTTTTTCTGATCTTCACCCTGATTGGTTCGATCAAACATTGGTGTGTCTTTCATTAAGTTTTGGCTAGTATCATCAGCATCAAACAATCTCATCTTAGATCTATCAATACCAACAACAAAGCGTTTGTTTTTATTTGGGTCGTTGTATCTATTCTTCAATTGTTTGACCATAATCTGGCCTTGTGCATCTAACTCTTCGCTGGATACCAAAGCGAACATTAGGTCTGCGGTAGCGGGTAGTCCAAAAGACTCGGAGGTATCTTCAAGCCCAGGATCCGAACTAGAATAACCAGTACGAGTCGTTTGGGTTGCAGAGACGATCGGTAAGTCGAATTCGACGGCAAGGCCACGTAGTTCTTCAGCAATGGCTTTAATGTATGCATAGCTGTTTACTGATCCTCCCATTTTCATTCTTGCTGATGCACAGATATTAAGATAATCTACAAAGATAATATCTGGAACAAAGGCTTTTTTAAGTTTCAATTCATTCAACAATGCTCTGAAGTGATTAGCATTAGCCGAACCGGTTGGATACTCTTTAACAATAAGTTTACCATTAGTTTTAGTCTTAAGACTGTTTACACGATCTTTAAACATCTGCTCATCCATACTATCAATTTGTTCGATAGGAATGTCAAGCAAGTTGGCGTCGATACGTTCAGCTACACGTTCTTCACTCATCTCCATGGATATATATAGAACATTTCTGCCTTCATTCAAGGCTGCAGCTGCAACATGGCACATAAACAGAGACTTACCTACGCCAGTGCCAGCAAGAGCAATGTTCAGTGATTTATTAGCAAGGCCGCCTTTAGTAATTAGATTGAAATATTCGATATCAAATGGGATCTTTTCTTCCTGTGAATGATAAAATTCATATCGTTCATTAACATTCTCAAGATAGTCATGACCAATATTTGTATCAAATGTAACCGCCAAAGCTTTTTGTAGGATATCAGGCAAAGCATTTTTTGTGAGGGTCTTATGCTTACCATCAATAATGCTAATAGACTCCATAACAGCATTGAATAGTGCACGATCTTGACACCACTTCTCTGTTTTATTATAAAGCCATTCATCATCAATATCTTCAATCTTAAAGATTTCTGGGATGATTTCTACTGCATGACGATAGTGCTCATCAGACATAGTTTGATTATCATCAAGTTCAATCTTAAATGCTTCAGCTGTAGGCAGTTTATTATACTTGGCAACAAACTTGGCTACTTCACGAAATAGTTGTTGATATACTCCTTCAAAATATTCGGGTTGGATGAAAGGGAGTACACGCCTCATATACTCATCATTCACCAATAGGTTTCTTAGAACAGTTTGTTCTATGTTTGCATTAATCAAAGTTCACCCTTTTCTCGCATTGCAGCACGGATCTTAGTTGCTGAGATACTATGTGTCTCTTCTCCAAGATCGTGTTGCGTGAATGTGTAACCAACACCTCGACCGTAGCTAATGTCTACGATGTTTGGTACTTTCATAATAACATATTCAGAGCCCGGTGTAAACCCCTCTTCTCGCAATCCATCTTCAATAGCATCACAAACATAATCGTAATAAAATGGATTATCATCTTGGGTTGCAGTACGTCCACCTCCGGCATCTTCACCAACAATGCCTTCGACGTCACGTACCATAATAACCACTTGGCCTACATCTGCATGCGCTTTCTTAAATAGCTCGGTGTGCCCGTCATGCCATGGCTGCCAACGACCAAGCATTTCTGCTGTGGGCTTCTTCCAATCAAACATTATATTCTTCCTTTAGCACTCTTGCTATTTCTTCGATCGCTTCTTCTGTTTCAAACTTATCCACGCGAATATCCCAGTCCTTGGGATTCTCGAAGATCTTGTTTGTGTCTTCAAATCGCCCGGTGGTAATAGTGTCCATCCAAATAGTAATATCCGCGTCAAACTCTTTACGGGTTTCACACGTAGGGCACACGAAGTCACAGATAACTGTTCGCCCCCGCTTGTGTTCGAAGTTAGCGAAGGTGTTCATACGTTCCGCCTGCCGGCGGCGACCAGGACCACTGAAGTCCCAGTCGTTCGCCATGTTACGAATACTGTCTGCGTTGTACCACGCACACTCTAGCTGTTTCTGTAGTCGCTGGGCTAGATAGGTCTTACCACTGCCTGGTAGACCGCAGATCAAGATTTTCATTATTTTTTATTTTCAAGCGCGCGCGCTGCATTCTCTAATATTGAATCTAATATCATACTTGCATGGTCTTGTAAATCAGTATTTGAATCACTCAATTCATCGTCAGGGGATGATACGACGTCAAAGTTAAATGTCATATATTCTTCATCATCTGACACTTTAAGTTTAGTGAACTTGAGAATCGTTTCAGTAAAAGCTCCAGATAGAATACGAATATCCCAATTTTCACCTTCTGAGGGAACAAGTTCATAATCTACGTTTTCATTAAGCAACGGTTTACCTTCTAAATCAAATGCGCTCATACTAAATGCCCTCTATCGTTGTAGCCAGGATATTTTAAATCTGGCAGAATTTTTTCTACGTTAAATTGTATATGGTGTAAATATCGTTTTTCCATATCATTAAAAGCGTCTCTAGAATGCATGCTAAACGTTTGTTCACTAATAACCACATCTCCATCTTCCCATTGGTGAGAATACACGAATTGTGGTTGAGTCAGATATTGTAAAAGCTCATCAGCGATTTCTAAAGATTTTTCTTCGCTCATACCTTCAATGCAACCGACTTGCAATGGGGAAAAGAAAAATGATTTATCCCCAAAATCGTTTTCTACGATAATATTGTCCCATATACCCATATTTTTTATGATAAGATTTTCTTCGATGCGCCATGCATGAGTGCTCCTATCGCTATCTTGTTGGTATCGTGTATTATAATGGGAAACCCTTAATCCGCCATAGAAATTCTTTTCTTCTTCAGAAAGGGCATTATATGCAAGAAAATTATTGGTAAAATTTGTTACTGATCCAGTAGTATCAGTAATGCCATACAGCCAAACACAAGGTCTTCTATCAGGATGCCCAATCCTATCACTGTGCCATTTTAATTCAGTTTTATGACTAAAATGTCCAGGTCCACCATTTGTACCAGGTTTTGCTGTAACTCTTAAAATTCCCGGATATTCTTTAATAAAGATATCCTGTTGATCGGACGGTAGATTATCCCAATATTCGGCAACATCTGCAAAATCATAACTACCAAATGATCCACAAAAGTCTAACTCCTCTCTGGGAGTTAGCTTTTGATTTTTCCACACAACAACAACGTTTTTGCGCAACAATTCAAGTGCTTCAAGCTTATCTTCTAAAGACATATCCTGAATTCGGTTATGTATTCTAACAACCCAACCATTTTCCAAAAACGAATATTCTAATGCCAATTGTTATTCCTCGCTTTCTAGTACAATATCATCCATATTAACAAGAGACTCATGTCCAATTTGATATTGTTTTTTCAAGAATTCTTTAAAGTCGGTGTTCTCAAAGATAGGTTTCCAGAATTCTTCTGTTAGTGTATCCTTTGCACGATATTTAGTATCTACCAATTCGCCTGTTTCTTGATCTACATGACAGAACCATCCATTCGACGGTTTAGCAGCATAGTTACCAGCAAGAGCAACATCAAGAAGACCTGACCATTTCTCTACGCCACCTTCCCATGATACCGAAATAGGGATCTTGGACTTTTCTTTAACAAAGCGAGACTTCTCAACATTGATAACAAAGTGATAACCTTTAATCTCAGTACCAACTTTATCTTGTTGACGACCGAGGATCCAGATATTATCTGCAGAGTAATAAATCCCAGTGCCACCAGATACAATAGCTTTAGGAAACAGCCCAATTTCTTGATATGTATGGTTAATAGCCAACATAGGAATATTCTTCATAGCAAGATATGGTGTTGCCATACGGAACAAACCTTTCAATGCTTTGGCTCGTGACATATCTGCTACTGACTTTTCATTCAGAGCATCTTCCATTTCTTTCTTCGATGCAAGGTTACCAATAGAGTCAATAACAACAATTACATTATCCTTACGATCAAGTTGCTCGAGCTGGCCAATAAGATCAAACTTAAGTTCTTCAACATTCATAATAGGAGTATGAAGAACCCGAGCAGGATCAATACCAAACTGCTTGAAGTATGACTGAGGTGAGCCAAATTCTGAGTCATAGAATAGAATCACTGCATCATCGTATTTCTTTAGATATGCACCTGCCATAAGAAGAGCAAATGAAGTCTTAAAGTGCTTTGAAGGGCCAGCGAGAACAGTAAGTCCAGGAGTAAGACCTCCATCTGGATCACCTGATAGTGCAACGTTCACCATCGGAACGTCAGTTTGCACCATATCTTTTTCATTGAAGAACTTTGACTCAGACAATACTTCAGTCGTCTTAAGCTTAGAGTTCTTTTTCAATCTGTCCATAATTGAAGACATTAAATAAATTCCCATTCGATATTTGTTTCATTAAACAGATCCATAGACATTTTCCATGAGTCAGCCCAACGTGGATCATCAGGATTACCTTGCATGACTACACGTTTTATTCCAGTTTGAATTAAACCAAGTGCACACCTGTTGCAGCAAGGCAATCCCGATACGTACATTGTAGCACCATCAAGTGATACTCCATTATATGTAGCGTTGTAAATAGCATTCATTTCTGCATGAACGATTAATTCATATTTAAGTTCACGATTATTATAGCGATAATCAGCATCATCTATACCACGAGGAAAGCCATTATAACCAGTGCATAAGACTTGGCCTTTATCGCTAACCGCCACTGCACCTACCTGTGTTGATGGATCTTTAGACCAGGAACTAACCTGTTGTGCCATCTTAATATAGCGAAGATCCCATTTGCGAGACATATCTTTTCCTAATGTTGTGGATGATTAATTATAACAAAGTTATCCGCCAATGTAAACATCCATTTCTGGACGATACCAAACTTTTTGATTATGAATACGACCAAGCAGGTTATAAATTTGCGATGTTTCTTCTGATAGCTCTAGAATCTTTTTAGCAGTGCTAGGAGTCTGACACAGCCCCGATAGTTCAGCAAGACGAGTATATAGTGCCTTCTCAATATGTGAGATATCATTTACAGTAAGAGTGAAGTTTGTATTAGGTTTCATCGGGTTTCTTTTTCCTTTTGTGCTCTTAAGGCCGCAAGAATATAAAGCCTATGTTGTCTGTATTCTTGTACAACTTGCGCGAATGTCTTTGTCATGCTAGTAGCTCCGTTAGTGAGTGTGTACTATTATTTACTTTCTTTTGATATGCAACAGGCCTCCAAATATCTGGATACATAGGCGTATCATCTTCGTTCATCATATAATAACCAGAAGCATTAGTAAGACCACGACCTGAACGGTCAAGGTTATTCAAAAATCTAACATAGATGCATAATGTATCTTCATGTGCAACAGCATTAGTACCTAGGCGTTCAGTAAGATTTGCTAATGCCGCGTCATGATATTCGTGTTCGCTCATGCCCTTAGGTCTGCGAAACATTTGCTCGATTGCCTGTCTTGCATTATTGCCACAATACAAACTAGAATTTGGATCAACATACTGTGGATGGTACGTAGCGATGTCAGCAATCATTTGTGCATAAGGAAAGTTCCAGCGACGTACACCTCTATCAATATTCTTTTGATTAAGCCTGTCAGTCAATTTCTTTTGATCTAAAGGCGCGGCGTTATTCATAGCAAGATTTTCTTCTAACCAGCCAGTCAATTCCTTCATCAACTCTAGACCAAAGGTAGTAATGTGCTGTGTCAGATTCAAGCCCTTTATCGGTGTAGGATTTTGGTTTCCGATAGTAGAAAACATTTTGCGGTCTGCGGCTTTCCATTCCTTCATAAGGTTAGCCATTTCATCTGCAGTCTCATATAACCCAAAATGCGTTACCACTGAATGGTGATAACCGTGCCAATCCTTGCCAGCATAAAACCCTGAACCAGTACTACGATGAACGTAGTAGGCATAAACGTGTTCTAATAAAGACCACTTATCTGTCACATATTTTTTAACGCGTTCTTGCACGGCTACTGGTCGCTTCTTAAATACTCGCTGATCAGTGCCGTAATTTAAATCCTGATTGACATTATTGAAACCTTCATACGTACGAGATACACAATTGTAAGCAGGAATGTTTTGCATCAGCGGGTCGTTGACATGCTTATTGGCCTCAGGGCCAAGATAATCTAGGTCGCCGATTAGACAGTTCTCTTCTAGCCAAGCGGACTTTGGCCAGAAGTAATTTACGTAACAATCATAGTTTGGTCTTGTTTCAAGTGCTGTCATGACATGAATATCTCCAGTGGGTCGTGTGTTAGCTCACCCCAATTCTTCCTACGATACTTCATAGGATTTAGGTGAACCGATTGTGGTCGTTCCATGTTTCCAGTTGCATAGATTTCTGGATCCATATCGTACCATTGGTTAGGACATTTGACAATGCTCATGCCAAGATCAGTCATGCATCGCTCCATAAGCTTGACTACAGCAGAACGTTCTTCTCTAGAACCCGTAAATGGGCGCTTGTCATAGTATCCAGTCTTTGGCAACTTGCGACCTTCAAACTCGATAGGCCATGGCAATCCATACTCTACTTCAAGACCAGTGCTTTTACCAAAATCGTTAAGGCTACTTATCATGGTCTCAACATCAGCATTGAGACGAACAATATGATGGCGAATATCAATATTACCAAGTGATATAGTTAAGCCTTTATGATAAGATTTAATATGAGAACGAATATATTCAAAATCCGTATTAATTTGATTATTTAGAGTAGTTCCATCTTGTTTGACAGTTGAACTATTTAAAGGTGCATAGGCACACGTGTGACTATCACCAATAGCTAACCATTCATGCTTAAGATCAGAACCTACTATGCTTTTTGCTTCAGACAGTTTTTGAGTAATGGCATCACACCAGCCCTTATCTTCTACGTCTTTTCTCTTTTTTAGCTGTTCACCATAAGCAACAGGAGGACCATCTAGAAAAGTAATATTTTCTGCATTAAGAAAATTATCTACGCTTGATTTCAGAAAGTCATTAAACCCACCCATAAGATTAATTGTACCACCAAAGTTAGCGCCAGGTAATACGTAAATATCCTTATGAAATGAATTTTTATGGTCTAAATCAATCTCAAGGTTCTCTGACCACGTACGAGCATAGCCAAAGCTGTGGCTCGTTTCTTTTTTAGGTATTTTAGCAAATGTTCCAACTATCCTTGCCATAATATAAATCCCCTTAAACTACTAAATTAAAATGTCTTTCATATACATGCAAGTTCATTACTTGCCAGATCAGGTCACCTTTTGTAAGTTCATAACCTTCTTCATTTAGATTATCAATAGCACGATCCATAAGATGTTGTGCCCAAGCGTAATCATTCTTATAGCCAAATACTACATCATTAGAACGCATTTGCGATACCATATGCAGTTTATTATCACGAATATAAAATGTTTGAGCATTAGTACAGATAAAATCAGATTTACCATTTTCGTTGTACTCAGCCCAAATAGAGGGACGATTATAAATCATCTGAGCACGCCGGCTATCTGGATTCGCAATCAACTCGGCAATGGCGTTATAGTACTGATTATAAAACTTTGGAGAGTCTACAAGATATCCGTAGTTTGAATTGATATTACCATACTTATCTGCTGAATACTTCCAAGCAGCAGGAGCATCAGCACCGGACTCTGTGTTAATATCGTAGATGTTAGTAGACTGAGACTCGTACCAAGCAATCTCTTTATCAATGTATTCTTGATTAGGAATGCCGAAGATGGATGGTTCATCGGCGATGAATGATGCACCTAGCATCTCAATAGTCTTGGCACCAGTTTTATCAATGGTATATCGCTGGGCGTCCAGTTCGTCAAAGAAGTGGTCACGAATATCAGTCACTTTTAGCATTATCAGCTACTCTCTTTCTAAGTCCAGATGATGAAAATCTATGGTTCCGTTTGTTGAAGTGGAACTCAATACCTATTTTACGACAAATATCTTTGCCTGTAAACTCTTTTTCTTTATATTCTTCTCCTAGAATACGAATATTAATTGGATACATTTCTAGAATATCTAGGAGATCTTGTTCAGAATGATATACTACAATCTCATCAACATATTTCACTGCCGATAGTTGTGCGTATCTTTCTACAATAGTCTGAACGGGTTTATTCTTCTCAGGTCTATCGTAACTCGGATCGACCTGTAGTCCGCAAATAAGATAATCACATTGAGCCTTGGCTTCGCGCAGCATCATAATATGCCCGGCGTGAAGCAAGTCAAATGTGCTACAAGTAAATCCAACTTTCATGTTTATCCTATTTTTTACGTCTACGTTTTTTATTAACTGTTCGACGAACATCAAAAACTATTTTAAATAGTGGAAGAATTTCAATTCTAAACCAGCCTAGTCTAAAATTAAGTCTCATTTTTTTCCACTTGCCTTATATTTGATCGGCTTAAGAGCCTTTGCTTTTTTCTTTAAGCTTTTGTTTTCACGAATTGCACCAGATTTAGTTTTTACTAGTCTAGATTGTTTTGCCATGTTCATACCTTTTTATAAGCATATTCCAAGGCTCTGTCAGCCTCGATTTCAATTGGTCGGTTTTCATACCAACCACCATTTTCCATATCAAATTGCTTACATAGTTCAGCGATTTGAGAAGCTTGAATAGGATATTCCTTATCAATTGCTCTAGCCGATATTGCTACCATGATTTGATACATCTTATGATACCAACCGGTTTCGGTAATAGTAGAATATTCAGCAGCAAGCTTCTTAGGCCAAAACGGGCAATCATGATAACTTGACCAAATAATGTTGGTATTTTGCATCATCGACTTACGATGATTGACTACTTGTTCTACGAGTTCAGGAGGTAGTCGATCGAGAAACGTGTTACCACTCTTAGCCCTATCTACGTAGGGGTAACGGGCAAGAAGATTGTCAACATCAATAGGATTGCCACTCCCACTGAATATAAAATTATCAGCCTCGTCATATGTTGCAGGGATGTAATACATTCGGCTGAGGTCTTTACATTGTTTATCTCCTGACTCGTCAAGGTGAGATTGGAGTGCGAACCAAAAGTGTTTGATTTCTGCCACTGGTATATGGCGATCAAGTTCGAATACGAGTCGGAACTTTTTCTTAGTAGGGCGACTGCTTGCAGTGCTGTAGCAAACAAAGCGCCAATCACCAGCAAGTTTACGTACAAAATCATTTAGGTTTCCATCAATCTCAATGTCATCAACGTCAACAGCTGCCCAACCTGCCCAAGCAACAACATTCTTATTGGCTCGAGTAGTATCTGGTTTATATATAGCTGGCGAAAATAATTCAGCATCTACTTTTCCTTTCTTAGGTTGCTTAGACAATTCATACAGGAGTTTCTCTAGCTCGTCAAAGCTAGAGAAATCCATTCGCCGATGAGTTTTGTTGTCATAGGCATATCTTTGTTGTTCTTCCCACCAGCGAGGTGGTTTAAACAGCGTTAGGGATAGCACCGTGATTATCCTTATGTGTTGGTGGTGTCCATCCAGATGGCTTAAGAAGATCTGGAAGTCCAAATGGGTTTGGCCGGCCAGGCTTTACACCAGGCGATTTTGTCATATTCGCTTCGTATACACGATCCCATGCTTCATTAGGATCTACGCCGAATACATCTAGTGTTCCAATCGCAAAGACGCAAAGGTCAATCAGGCCATCAACAACTTCTTCAGCATCACGGTCAAAGAGTGCAGCATCAATAGTTTCATTCATTTCTTCCATACACATTTTAAGACGGAAGCGTAGATACTTCTGCATAAGTTCTTTATCGTGTTTATTCTTTTCCATCCAATCAGTAACACCAAACTTGTGGTGCATCATGCGGATATCATTAGGCCAGTCGCTCATATTATACTCCAATTGTTAACTTCATTATTATACTTCATATTTCTTATTTTGTAAATGTATTAATTCATCATACCACGCGTTCATATCAAACAAGTTGATAACCTTATCTGTTTTGTTAGCAGATACATTTATTGTTATTTTATTTGTATCACGGAGAATTTTTTGGCCGCAAATTACAACATCATCATTTATAACATCTTCAAATTTTATATCCTGATGGATTGGGAATCCATAAATGTTATTATTATGTTCAGCATTTTTATCATAACAGTAATAAAAATGATCTTTAAAATTATTATAATCAATCGTTATTGATTTGCTAGATTGGACACCGTATTCCTTAGAAGTTTCAGCTATAACAGTACTAAATAATTGATCTTTGAAATTATTCCTACTTAATCTAATAACATAAAAATTTTCTTCTATTAACATGCATTTAAATTTTTCAATATCGTCTAAATTTAAATTATTTGCTATATCGGTATGCAGAACTTTAAAAACAACATTATCATTAGATCTTGCTTTTTTTCTACAATAATTAATATACATGTTTATTTTTTCAGTATCTTCTGGTTTCATATATGTAAACAATTCTTCAAATAAGAAATTGCTGTCCTGCGATAGCAATTTCTGTAGATTTGATGATGCTGTTCTAGGATTAGCATATATTAATATGTTTTTTGGTATCATCCGAAAATATCATCCATTGTAATTTTCTCTTCAGCACTCCAGCCGATAGCATCCAGAATTGGCTCAAGTGGATCTAGGAATGTTTTTTGAAACTGAAGGTCATAATTGACATGCTTATGTAGCTTCAATTCTTCAGGCAAATACTCTGGAAATGCAATGACATTCTCTTTGACTGGATTAGGCATCTTAAGATAACAGAATTTTACTTTCTCACCAGCCTTAATAGTTTCATATGTTGAAGACAACCCGTTTATCTTTAGATGGTGATTATAAAGCAAACTCCCACGTACGTGAATGGGCGTGCCTTTTGCATAGACGGTTTTACGACGTTCCCATTTCTTAAGATCACTTACTCCACGAGGGAAGGCAACTTTCTCGGGAGGAAGCTGTTTAAAGTCTTTCTTAAACCTTGCAATAAAGTCTTGAGTACCATGACGATCGCCAGTAAGCATCATCTTAAACGCCGCCTTAAACTTGTCACGAACAACCTCAGGAGTAGAAGACTTGATAGCTTCAATGCCCATAATCTTCATCTTAGGCTCTGCGTATTGCACACCTTCAGAGTTATGAACATTGAGAATGTATCGTTTCTTAGCAGTCCAAATACCACGGTCAGCAATAACCTCACGTGCCATAACCATACGTTTGTCAAATGCGTTCATGTGATCATACAAGTTGTCATATGATTTCTCTAGCAATGGGATGAAATGTTCTTCACAAATCTTATCAAGTGCTTTGACCGGATCTTCAGGTTTAAGCTTTTTAACAAACGCGCCAAAGTTAACATAAACCGAGTCAGTATCGATAGCAATAACATAATCACGGTCGTTAGTCTGAAGAATACGGTTCATCTCAGCATTGATAGCACGTTCTGCCCATTGGATAGTAAGCTGACCTGACAGTGTGATGCCTTCTGCCATACGCATATCAAAGTAACGGAAATACTTATTACCCAAAGCTCCATACAAAGAGTTAAGAAGAATTTTAATAGCCATCTGACGGTTTTCAAGCTGGTTAATTTGCCGTTCGAGTTCTACTGTTTTATTCTTTTGATACTCTTGTTCACGCGCAAGCATTTCTTTCTTGACAGCTTTACGTTCACTATAGTAATCGACAATAAGCTTAGGCAAGAATCCTTGCTTATCTTTACGATATGAAGATCCGTTAATAGCAACAGCGACATTCATATCTCTAGCGCGAGGATCAACTGGCGTGTTCATATAATGCTCAACGCCTTCTTGGAAACGACCTTCCATAGATGTGACCAAAGTCTCGGGTGACATATTATATTGAACAATCAAGTTAGGATACAGCGAGTTAAGGTCAAATGATACGACCCAATCGTGTGCTCCAACATGAGGTTCTTTCACGTATCCGCCTGGATAGGGGTTCTTAACCTTTGGATCATTCGGCGGAACTGCGATCTTGGATTTACTCAACTCACGGTAAATGATTGAGTCCCAGATTGCAGTGGTTCCCATTGTGTCTTGATAGTTAACACCTCCACGATATGCCATAGTCATAGCAAGTGTAATAAGATCCATCTTTTCGTCAATACGTTCCACAAGCATAACGTCTTTGATGTTATAATCGATATAAAGCTGATAGTTTTCTTTATAAAGGTTTTGTAGGTTACCATATTCTTCATATGATAGCTTACGTTCTCCAAGAACTACATATGCAATATGATCAAGTTTATATGACTCTTGAGCGCCGTATGAATAACCAAACTTTTTAAACAGCTCGATGTAGTCCATCTGAGTAATACCTTTGATATCAAAAGCACACTGTGGTGAACCATTTACGGTAATTTCTTGGCGATCTACCATATTCCATGGAGAGAAAGCTTTAACCGCTTCTTCAGCACCGAGTCGAGCAATGCGATTTAAAATATAAGGAACGTCGAAGAATCTGATATTCCAGCCTGTAATAATGTCTGGGTAATTGTCTTTCCAGAACTTGATATACATCGCAAGCATTTCTACTTCGCTTTTACCACGATGCTCTTGGACAATCACGTCTTTCAGGATAGATTTATCTTTATCCCAGTCACCGAAGTGGAAAACGTGATATACGGCAGACTTACTTGACTTATGCGTAATAGCTGTGATAGGATGTGCAGCTTCATCAGGAAGAGGGAAACCATCTTCAGAATGGACTTCGATATCGATATTAGCGACATTGACCATTGAGCGGTCAAATTTAATATCACCTGGAAACTTATCAGTAATAAACTGATGAATGAAATTGGACGTGCCATATACTTCAGCGTTATCAATTTCTTCATAACGCTTACAAAAGTCAAGTGCTTCGGACATAGAGTCAAACTTGACAGGAGCAACTGGTCGACCTTGTAGGGTTTTCCAGCCGGTGTCTATCTGAGACGTGACATACATTGTGGGTTTAAATTTGTATCGGTGTTCAACAGCAGTGCCGTTGTCAGTGTATCCACGATATAGGATACTATTCCCATAACGGGAAACGTTTGTGTAAAAGCTCATATTACCTCCATAATCTAAAATATAGTATCACAGTTTGAGGTTATTGTACACCCCCATCGTAAGAGCCAAATGCCCAATATCTTTCTTTGCACCACCAGCATTCTTTACAAGGAGACGCTGAACTTATAACACAACTAGATGTCATATTAGATAAGTCTTTTAAACCAAAATGGTTATATTGAGCTGCTATGAATTTTTTATTAACTGTGGCAAAGGGAAAAACAAATTCTATACCAGGTTGTTTAGTCATTGCAATTAGCTCTTCCTCATTTGGATCATACGATCCGGTAGGTCGAGGAAGTCCTGGCATGCCGCGAGTAGTTCCATCTAAAACGGTATCACAACCGATAATATTAAATAAGTATTTTCTGGCTTCTCTAAGATAAGTGTTTTTACTTTCGGTGTCAATATCCGTTTGGTGATAGGTATGTAAGTACGGATTTTGAATACTTTTTCCTATAGGCAAGTCTTGGATATATTTTACAACATCCTTTCCGATATTGTGAACTTTGCAATTGGGCGCAGCTGCATCGTATGATATAGTTGGCCAAATTTTTACTTCATTCAATTGATCCCTACTATGTATCATAAGAGCCGTACAATACAAAATTAAGGCGGAATCAGCTCCGCCTGAAACGTGAATTCCAATATTTTTCCAATGAGCTGGAAATTTTTCAAAGAAGTCTACTACAACCCCATCATATTCTAAAATCATCTAATCACTCCTACCAAATGGTATCTAGTTTCGCTGGATGCATTAAATGCGGTATGCATTTTAGATGTATCTGTCATATACCATTGATTTTGTTTTAGGTGCTTAATCTCATCATCGATTACCATAAAGCACCCCTCTTGCGTTTTTATTGGAAAATGTATTCTTTTACTAAAGTCGGTATGCCAGGATAAACATGTATGAGGTTTAGATTTCATAATTCTAACCCTTCCTAAACTATATTTTTCAGAAAGAGCATTATATATTTTCTCAAATGATGTGCCTTTAAATATAGCACATAATTCAGTAAAATCTTTTTCGTGTAACCTGTTTGGTTTTGGCGTTTTAATTTTTT